CTCAAAGAAGAATACAAGAATTGCAAGAAGAAGAACTTGTTGCAAAACAAGTAGAACTTGCAAGAAGAGAAACAGAAAGACATGATGAACTTGCTGGTGAAAGACAACGAAGAAAGAAAGCAGAAGACGAAATACGAATTCTCAAAGCACAACTCGAAGCACTTTCAGGTGTTGCAGGTAATGTAACAACTGCACCTGTAGTTGTAGAACAACCACATGCACCTCTAAAGTCTGATAAACCAAAATCAAAAGCATGGGAAATGATTCGTGCAGGTAGACCTCACATAGATGATGCTTATGATGCTGTCGTTGCCCCTACTATCAAACCCCAACCTAAGGATGATCCTGATTTAGCAGAAGCAACTACACCTCATGTAGAACTAACTCGAAGAGAACAAGTTCTTTTAGATCCATTGAGTGCAAGTCAGAAAGATGCAACAACAACAAGTGTAGATAAAGTAATTGAACTTGATGTTCCTGAAAATGCAAAGACTGTCAAAGACTTCTTTGAAGAAGTACAAAAGGTTGCAGAAGAGAATAAAACTCAAGAAATTCCAGAAGATAGATTAAAAAAGACTCACTACATGGAAGATTCTTTTGAAGAGATTGAATCATCACAAGAGTCAGAATTTAAATTTGTTGATGAAGATGTAAAGACAAAACCTACATTCTCTGGTCCAAAAATTACAGGTGGTAATGCCCCTAATATTAAAGCAGTCATTGAAGAACCAAAAACTGTAGAAGCGAAACTCGACAAACAGATTCCTTCTTTTAATTCAGAAGAAGAACTCCTTGCTGATGCACAACGAAGAGCAGAAGAAAGAAAGGCACAACAAGAAGCAGAAGAAGAGTTTGAAGAAGTAACTATACCTTCTGAAAGTGAACTTCGTGCCATGACTAAAACAGAAATTGAAACTATTGCAAAAACATTAGGATTTGATTCAGTAGTCACATCACTCACTAAAGATAAAATGATTGATAACTTCTTAAGTGAAACTGAAACTTTCATACAGACATTACAAGATAGTGGTGAGTTTGTAAGTGCAACAGAAACAGGCGAAGATAATGCTGACGATATCAGAGACGGTGGATACTTCTAAAGAAAGTGTCGCAGAATCACACGAAAATAATTTTATCAGACTAAATTTTCCCTACGAATATTCTGTAAGACTTGGTATTTTATGGGAGAAAAATATCTATTGTCACAAAGAAGATGATGTGTTATTTTTCTCCATGTTCAAAGATGAATCTAAAATACAAAAGGTTCTTCAAGCACATCATTTCATAGACGGTGGTAATCCAAAATCTAGATACATTGATAATATGGATGTTGAAGACACCACACAATACTTTTTAATAGACGACTCTTATTGTCCTTTTAAAGTAAATGATGATATCGTTTTTGAGTATGTACGAGAAGAGAACGACAAAGAAAGAATGGTTAGATGTCTGAAAAAATAATAATAAAAAATATATCCGATAATGCAGTTGATCAATATGAGTTCCTTGAACACCGTAGAGAACAAGAAAGAAAACACTGGAATAAAAACACATTTACTGAACCTCTTGACTCGATTCTTACAGTTGAAATTAATACTACTGAGTTGTGCAATCGCACCTGTGTCTTTTGCCCTAGACATGACCCACAAGTATTCCCCAACAGGCAACTACATCTTACGACTAAGGGTGCTCAAACCATTGCAGAAGAATTAGGCGAAGAACAATACAACGGTAAGATTTCGTTTAGTGGATTCGGTGAGAATCTACTCAATCCAAAATTCAGAGAGATTGTAAAAATATTTAAAGTAGAACTACCCTATGCAACACTAGAGTGCAACACTAATGGCGATAAACTAACTGTTGATTATCTGAAAGACTTATTCAAAAATGGATTAGATTTAATCTACATTAATCTCTATGACGGTCCAGAACAAATGACTCACTTTGATGCCATGATCAAAGAGGCAAATCTAAACGATCACCAATGGAAGTATCGTATGCATTGGGGTGATTTTGAAAAACACGGACTTATACTAAATAATCGTAGTGGTGTAATTGATTGGGTTGGTATTGAAGAAGATGACATCAAATCTCTGCAAGGTAAACCCTGTCACTATCCCTTTTATAAAATGTTTGTTGATTGGAACGGCGATGTGTTGTTCTGTTCTAACGATTGGGGTAGAGAACATGTTGTAGGCAATCTACTACAACAATCATTGTTTGATGTATGGTTCTCTAAACCTATGAACAAGATTCGCAAAAGACTTATGAAAGGTGATCGATCATGTTCACCATGTAACAAGTGTAGTGTAGATGGTTCACTATTTGGAAAACCATCATTTGATTTGATAGAGAAATACTATGCCGACCAAAAAAATAGCAATTACAGGAACAACTAAACTCGCAGACTTTGTTAAGAGAACATTTGAAGCATCACCTTGGATGGGTGGAATTTATGAGATCAAACAACTTCGCATAGAAGACATTGTAGTCAATGGTACGAATTGTTGGATCTTTGATGAAAACAACAAACAAGCATGTTGTGATGTTCTCATCAATCATGCACATAATAACTTTGATCAAGTTAAAATATTAGAGATTGCAGATAAAGTGTGGAGACATAATCCTAATAAGATGATTATTAATATATCATCTAGAGCATCACAACCAAACATATCTAAAGGTTTCATGTATGCATCACAAAAGGCTGCACTCAATCATTTTGCAAACAATCTAACTTACAACTCAGACAGACAATATAAAATGACCACATTAAATCTAGGGTTGATGAATAGTGATCTACCTAGTTTAGATTATACATATGTTGCAGGTTACATTTATCAACTAGTCACACAATATCCAGATGTAGAGTTTACAGAAGTCACCATGTCTCACCGTGCAAACTATAGAGAAGTGCAAAATGATAAACAGGCTTTATTAGACTTAGAAAATTCTCAAATGATATGATCGAGTTGACAGACGAAGCAATAGAGTATATACTTTCTAAGGTTACGGAAACCCAAAACACAATAAGAATATGTGTTGTGCCTGGCGGATGTAATGGTTGGGAATACGACATACTCTTTGACAAGTATCAAGATGGTGACACTGCATTAGACTTTGGAAAGTTCCGCATAGTCATTCATCCAAACACTGTAGATCGTATTAAAGGGTCTACACTAGTGCATGAAAGAAAGAGTCAGTTCCACGAGGAACTAAAACTCATTAATCCTAACGAAGAAGCTCGCTGTGGTTGTGGAGTGAGTATTTCTTTTGGTATGAATATTTAAGGTATAAATACTAGTATGAGTATTGAATACAACGACTTCGGTTTTACAGCAATGGATGCAGAAGAACTTGCTTCTGTAGATACTAAGATTGTACAAAAGACCACAACAGCAACAGAAGTTATCAACAAACTAGATAACTTTATCAGACCTCTACTTGAGAATCTTGCTAAAGATTCAGACAAAGACTACATCTATTGGCCTAACAGAGTAGAGATCATCAATAAGAAAATCCAAGAATTAAACGATATTCAAAATAATCTTTAAAACCACTTGACCGCAGGTCACATTTTTTTGTAATATATTACTTTATGAATAACAAAGGAGTATTATATGTTATCAGAAGATGGTGTAGTAAAATTAGGTCGTAAACTAATCGATCTCTGTGAAGAGAATAAACTTTATCCAAAAGATGATCATCTATGGAATTGTGCAGTGACAGCAGGCAATAAAATGGTTACCATTGGAACAGTCTGGAATCGTTTCAGAGACTTTTCTGATCTTACTAAAGATGAGACTAAGGCTGTATTAGGATTTATCAAATCCAGACAAGGTGCGAAGTTCCTAGAAGAAGTTAATTTAACTACAGCAAAGTTATGAGAGTTTTAGTAGAATCTTACGGTACAGATGCCAGAATCTTTTACGATAGACCTTTTGGTTATAAGAGATATCATGTAGAATGGTCTGATGGTACAGTACAAATGTTCCATGGTGTTTGGTATTCTGAACAAGATGTCCGAAAAAAGGTTGAAACCAAACTGTTTTTTGCAAAAGGAGACGATTATAGTGTTGTGTAAAAACAACAAAAAAGTTTCAAAAAAGGTTGACAGTAGGTCTCATTTTTTGTTATCCTATACACATGATGAGAAATAAAAAAGGAGACACTATGAAACTATCTCAACTTGTAAACGAAGTTAACCAAGAACAAGATTTATATCAGTTGGTTGACAAACTATGTAATGACATTGCTGTTGAACACATCAAGCAATATCCTGCACTTAAAGATTATCGATGGAATTATGAAATTGGTCGTAAGTACATTAAAGTTATAGAGAACAATCAATGGCAACGATCAGTTTGGGGTTTCATCAACCTTACAGAGTTCACAAACAAAAAAGGCGTGAAGTTTCGAGTTGGTGATGTTCTAAAGGCTGCAGGTTGGCAAACACCAACTCTAAATGCACCACGAGGTAACCTCTTTGACGGTTACGAAATTGTGGGTATGAGAAAATACGGTCCTGACTACTTAATATAATGGAGAACACAATGGCTAAATTTCAAAACTCAGTAACAATCGCAGGTCGTGACTACAAAAGATGGTCTGTTACAGGCACATTCTCTACTACAGACAATGTAGTAGAGAGATACAAAGACAAGTTCTATGTGGCACCAGGCGACATAGTTCGTTGGCATTCAAACAATCAAATACCTTTCGGCGATATCTTACTAGACTTCGCTGAAGCATTATTAATCACACCAAAACAAGTTCGTAAGTCTTGTGAACTCAAAGAGAAAGAGACAAACAAGTTTTGGAAATCTTTAGGAGAAAAACTATGAAATGGTTATCAGAAGCAATAGAAAACTATGACAATCTAAGTGAATCAGAGAAGGTGCATGTAGACGCCGCTCTCGATCACTTCAATACTGTTAATTACTCAAACAACGATACATGTGTATGTGGCGTATCAGATTGTTCAGATGAATATGCACATGTAACAAGTGGTTATTAATATGAGTTTTTTTCTAACAATATTTTTCACTATTGTAATGGCACTGTTTGTTTATGTTGGTGCTGTAATCAGTGAAGAGAATAAACAGATGAAACGAATACCTCTTATATGGGAGAAGGAGTTCTGGAAATGAGTAAATTCGGAAAAGCAATTGACGAAGATGTCAAACAGTACATGAAAAGTATACTGAAATCATACTTCTTAGGAGTTGTGACAGGTATCTTGTTCATGTTTTTAACATTAATGCCTAACACTGCAAATGCCTCAGATGAAAACGGCGAAGCATTTTGTCTTGCACAAAACATTTACTTTGAGAGTGGCAATCAACCTATGGTTGGCAAGATTGCAGTATCGCATGTTGTTCTCAATCGTGTAGAGAGTGATCTCTATCCAAACACCGTTTGTGATGTTGTCTATCAAGCAGAAATGAGAGAGAACTGGAAAGGTGACATTGTACCTGTTCGTAATCGTTGTCAGTTCAGTTGGTATTGTGATGGCAAGTCAGATGATCCTGTAGATAGTAAAACATGGATTGCATCTATGCAACTTGCACGAAGAATACTACAAGGCGAATGGTCTGATATTACAGAAGGCGCTACACACTATCATGCAGACTACATACATCCCTTTTGGGCAGACAGTCTGAACCGAACAACAACAATCGACAATCATCTATTTTACAAATGAGACATACTGACCATCCAAACTGGAAAAACCTCTCAAATGCTGAAAAGAATAGAGTTAGACAAACAAATTATAGAAGAGGTGGTCTAAGGAGAGAAATAAGAGAGTTAGAACGACACATATCCGAGAAACCGTCCTTTGTTCTTATGGGTTTGTTGAAAAGAAAAAAACATGCTCTAGATAATAATCCATTTTATGAAGGGGATGAAGATCGCAATTTTATAGAGGATGTAAGAAACATATTTTTAGATTATGAAAAGGGAAATTACAAATGAGACACATAGGAAGTTTAACTAGAACATACGATAGAAACGATGGTGTATCGTTAGAGTTTACTTTTGCAAACGGTTACGGTGCAAGTGTTATAAAGAGTTCATATTCATACGGTGGTAAATATGGACTTTGGGAACTTGCAGTATTAGATCATGGAGTCATATGTTACGATACACACCTAACAAATGATGTACTAGGGCATCTATCATGGGAAGATGTTGAAAACACCCTAGACGAAATTCAAAAACTATAATATAATGGAGACTATATGGAAGAAATACTAAAAGCATTACAAGAAAGAATAGAAAAGAACCAAGACCTATTGGAAAATATAGAGTATCAAGTGTCTTCCCTACAAAGTGAAATGAACATACTTACAAGTTCTATCAACACTATTGACAGTATATTAGGTTCACTAGAAAGTACTGTCAATTCAATCGAAAATAGAGTATCGTGAATCTATTCTACTTAGATACAAGACCTGATAAATGTGCAACTCTGCATTGTGATAAACATGTGGTCAAGATGATCATTGAGTATGCACAACTCATGTCTACTGCACATCGTATTCTTGACGGCATTGAGTACCGAGATAAAACAAAACTAGGTAGAAAGATCAGAAGATGGAAACATCCAAACAACAACATGGATGGTGTCTTGTACAAGGCATCACACATCAATCATCCAACTGCAGTATGGGCAAGAGGATCTTATGGCAACTATCGTTATCTATACAATCTCTTTTGTGCATTGTGTGACGAATACACCTATCGATATGGCAAAGTTCATATGACAGATACTAAACTTAGACAGTTGCTAGAAACAGTCCCAATGAACATACCAGATAGAAGATTTTATGCACCACCAAAAGCCATGCCAGATGATTGTAAACAAAAAAATGTTATTCTGGCGTATCATAAATACTATCGTCTTTACAAAAAAGATTTTGCGAAATGGACTAACAGACCAGTCCCTAGTTTTATGAGAGCGTGATGCCAACATACGAATTTTTAAATAATGAAACAGGTGAAGTAGAAGAACACTTCATGTCTTACACTAAGTTAGACGAATTCAAACAAAACAATCCTCACCTTAAACAACAGATCGGCACACCTAACATTGTTGGTCGTGTAACTGTAACAAATAAAACAGATGCAGGTTTCAATGAAGTCTTATCTAGGATTGGTGAGGCAAATCCTGCCTCCAAACTTGCAGATACACATGGTAATAAATCTATCAAAAGAATCAAAGCAGAACAAGTTGTCAGAAAACACATAGACAAACAGAACAAAAACAAGTAAAATATTACCATGCCAAAGATCAGAACACAACTCATGGATATAACTGAACTTGAGTACATAGAATTAGATACAGTACAAGAGAACGGTCAAAGATTCTATTGTGACGAATCTGGTAGAAAATATCCAAGTGTGACGACAGTTGTAGGTTTATCTACACGAGATCAGATCAAACTTTGGAGACAACGAGTTGGTGAAGAACAGGCAAATAAGATATCTACTATGGCATCAAATCGTGGTACAAAGTTTCACACCTTAGTAGAAGACTATCTCAGAAAAGAAAAGGACTACATTGAATTTGATAACATATTACAAGAGAGTATGTTTAAGTCAGTACAACCAGTTTTAGATGGAATTATTCCGTTAGCAATTGAAGCGCCATTGTATTCAGATTATCTAAAGATGGCAGGTCGTGTTGATTGTGTAGGTATCTTTGAAGATGCAGTTGCAATTATAGATTTTAAAACAAGTTCAAAGTACAAAGAAGAGAAGTATGCAAAACCTTGGTATCTTCAAATGACTGCATATGCAATCATGGTAGAAGAACTCACTGGTACGCCTGTGCATGAATGTTGTGCAATCGTTGCCATTGAAGGTCACAATGCTTATCAATTGTTTGTAACCGAACCTCAGGATCATGTACAAGAATTGTATGATCTGAGAGAAAGATATAAAAATTTATATGGAGTATAATATGGAAGAAAAAGATATACCAAACTTGGACGAATATCCATTGGTAAAAATTGAAGTGGGTAAATCGTATGAAGTGTCATGCCGTTTTAAAAAGAGTGTTATTGAAAGAGAATTCTTTGAGAACGATTATGAAAAAGATGTAACAGAAAGAGAAAGAGTGTTTTGTGAAACACTTTGGAGAAACGGTACTTGGTTGATTACACCTCAAGATGAAGATGAAGTCGAAGAGTTAGAAAGAGCTCAAAGACAAGATCACAGTGAATGGATGGAACCAAATGGATTCCAAGAACAAGAACTATGGGATACTTTTGATGGTTGCTCTTTTGATGTATACTTTGCACAAACTCAATTAGATGAAGATGCACAAGAAGAATTTAAAGATGAACTCTATGATGAGGGTATCAGTTGGTTCTTTGACAATGGCTGGGACTCATATGATTGCGAATATGAATTCTATGGTCCAGTCTTTGTGGTAGAAAAATAATGCTTACTAAAAAAGAATTTACTGAACAAGTAGAAAAACTTCTACGAGGTGGCAAAGCAGATGTAATGAGTGCAATACTCACAGTTTGCGAAAAACATATGTTAGAACCTGAGTCTGCCAAAAGACTAATTTCTCCAACATTAAAAGAGAAACTTGAAGCAGAGGCAAAAGGTCTTAATATGGTAAATCGTGGGCATAACGCTCAAGGTACTTTAACTAGTTTTTATTCAGAATAAGGAGTATATGATGAAAAAAGGTGATGTCGTAACCGTTGTAACCATGTCTGGTGAGTATGTCGGCGAATTAGTTGATATTCAAACTGGTCATGTTGAACTAAAGAATCCTAAAATGATCTTATCAGATGGTCAAGGTAATATGGGATTTGCAAAAGGTATTTGTGTGTCTGGTGTTGAAAATCCAACTTCACAAATATTTAACCAATATGTTTTTGTGGCAGAGACTAATGATAAAGTCGCTGATGGTCACAGACAAGCAGTATCA